TAAAGCATACTTCCATATATTCCATATTGTAGCACGTTTTTTCATTCTTGACCAGTATTATGTTTTTGTTTTCTTACAGCGGCTTCTTCAAGAACAGTATACACACTTTCACGTATTGCTCTTCTTCTTCTCCAATCATCATTATGCATTTTACGATATTGCTCTGCTCCTAGATTATCAAGAAAATCATTAGTCATTATACAGTGGAAATAAATTACAAAGTGTTGCAACCCTCTGCTTGCAAATTTCATTTGTATTTGAATCATTTGGGTTGAGTAATATGTCAGCAATAATATTACCGACTTCTACAAAAGCATCTTGGTTAAATCCTCTTGTAGTTAACGCTGATGTCCCTAATCTCAAACCACTTGTCACAAATGGTGATTCGGGATCGAAAGGCACAGTATTTTTATTTGCAGTAATATTCACATTACTGACAAGTGCATCTGCAACCTTTCCTGTCATACCGATAGACCTTAAGTCCAGTAAGACAATATGATTATCAGACCCACCACTCACAATATTAATACCACGTTTTATCAATGTCTCAGCAAGTGCCTTAGAGTTGTTTAATACTTGTTGAATATAATCTCCAAACTCATCTGTTAGTGCTTCACCAAATGCAACTGCCTTTGCTGCTATTACGTGCTCTAACGGACCTCCTTGAGTACCAGGAAAAACTGCTTTATCTAATTTCTTACCTAACTCTTCATTATTAGAAAGTATTAATCCACCTCTTGGTCCTCTCAAAGTTTTATGAGTTGTAGTTGTTACAACATCACAATAAGGTATTGGGTCTGGATGTAATCCTTTTGCTACGATACCTGCGATATGTGCAATGTCTGCGTGTAGATAAGCACCTACTCGATCTGCAATCTCTCTGAATGCCTTGAAATCAATCTGTCTAGGATATGCAGAGTAACCTGTAATAATTAACTTAGGTTTCTCTTCAATCGCAATCTGTTTAATTCGATTATAATCTAATACCTGTGTATCTTTATCTACTTGATAGGAGATAGCACGAAACCACTTACCACTTATATTAACGTGTGAACCGTGTGTTAGATGACCACCGTGAGATAAGTCCATACCCATAATAGTATCACCAGGTTTAAGTAGTGCGAGAAAGACTGCTAGGTTTGCTTGAGCACCACTATGTGGTTGCACGTTTGCCCACTTTGCACCAAACAACTCTTTCGCTCTATCAATTGCTAAGTCTTCAATTTCATCTACAAATTCACATCCACCATAATATCTTTTACCTGGTAAACCTTCTGCATACTTATTTGTAAGGACAGAACCCTGTGCCTCCATAACAGATGGAGATGCAAAGTTTTCACTTGCAATCATTTCTAGATGTGTTTGTTGTCTAACCTTTTCTCTATCAATAAGGTCTGAGATAATTGGGTCGTTAATCATGGTAGTTTGTCGATAACTTCGGGTAAAATACGATACTCTTCTCTTTGTATTCTTTTTGTTAATTCTTCTACTGTGTCTGTCTCAAATATAGGAACCTTTGCTTGTTTGATGATTTCTCCACCATCTAATTCATCATTTACAAAATGAACAGTGCAACCTGTTATTTTATCACCACTTTCCATTGCTTGTCCTACAGCATTTAACCCCTTATACTTTGGAAGTAATGAAGGGTGCACATTAATTATACGATTTGGAAACTCTTCTACAAAGTTATTTGATAATATCCTCATATATCCTGCTAAAATAATATAATCTACTCTTGCCCAATTAAATTCACTTATCATTTTTACTTCCTCATTATGATCAAAATATGCATGAGGTATTCCAAACTTTGATGCTCTTTTTGATGCACCACAATCTTTAGTGTTGTATATCATCAATACAACTTCATGATTTTTACAAGACCTAACAATATTCTCAAAGTTAGTTCCATTTCCAGAACACATAACCCCAAGTCTTTTTCTCATTGTTCGATTCCAAATTGAGTTAAATCGTATTGTATTTTTTCAATACCTTCTTGCTCTACTTTATTAGGTTGTCCTATTTTTTGTAGAATATCACCAGGTATTTTCTTTTTAGTTATGTCATAGGGTATGGGTGCATTTGACACACATACCCTAACACATTCCCATTCTTCCTCAGTAAGAGAATAGTTCACTTCTTAAAAACTCCTAGTCTTGATAAAAGATAGATTGATAAAACTGTCCAGAATACTACCTCTAATCCTATGTTGTTCATTCGCTAAAAGTTGAATCAGGTTCTAATGCAATAAAGTATTTAAGATTATATTGTGTATTAGTAAACTCAGATAATAATTTAGAAGATATAACAACATCATATGCACCAGGTATAATTTTTATGTTCTCCATCTTAAAGTTAAACTCAAACTCTTTATCTGTCTCTCCTACATGAACTGCATATTCATTTGATGTGTCATTTTTCTTATCTCTCACAACCATAGTAATCTCACCGTTCTCTCCAAGAACAGACAAATCAGGTAATTGATATACTGCTGCTGCTTTTACAAGTTTTTCAAGTGATGTGCTTTCCAATTGGAAGCATACTTCCTGAGTTGGTAGGTTGATTTCTTTCTCAGGTGGTGCAATGATTACCTGTGGGTCTGCATAGAAGTATTTTACTCTACGTCTACCTTCTTTGATTGTGATGTGTGAGTCTTCTGTAAAATCAAGATTAGGGTCTTGATGTAAACTTAAACCATTCAAGAATTGATTGAGATCATATATCGCAACATCTCTTGGAAAGTCTTCTGGTATTTCTGCTTCTGCCAAAATATTCTTTGCAACAGATATTGTGCGAAGTTGAGTTCCTTTCTTTACTAGAATAGAATTGTTGATTCCTGCAAAGTTCTTTAGAACTGCAAGTGTACTATCTGATAGTTTCATAAAATTATTCAGTGTTTGCATAATTAAGGCATTTGATCGAAGTTGCCAGAGGGCATAGATGGTTCTCCATAATGTCCATCAAAGTGTAATAGTAGCATAGCATAATGTATGACTTTTAGCAAGTCTGTTTTGTTTCTACCATCTTTACTACCATAACGACTTCCATATTTCAATATGTTTGCTTGACAAAATTGTGCTGCAATATCTCTTGCTGCCATCAAGTCAATCGTTTGTACTTTGCGGAACTCATGTTTTGTTCCTGTATAGTGTCCTTGATATGTTCTTGAAACATATTCTTCAATATCTTTTAGAATTTCTTCTTCATGATATTTGTATTGATTGTTTCTTTGTGGTTCGTAATCCATTTTTTCTGTTTCGTAGTGCTTAAAATGATGTGCTCTTTGGTCATCTACATCTGCCATGTAGTCCCCATAATAATCAACTTCATAATCCAGACCATCATCTTCGTTAGAGTTTATTATATCATATTCATCACTTTCTCTTGGAGTGATTTTTGTATCCTCCCCCCATCTACCTTTTGTTTTGTCCATAATCGGATAATCCTCATCAAGTGTACCATTTAATACAGATGCTGCTAAGCTCCAAGCGTTAACCATATGTAAATAAAAATTCATTGACAAGACTTTCTGCTTTTTCTTTTCCAAACTTTCCACTCAAGAAACCTGATACTGGGTCAAGTCTGGTCATATAAGCGTCAAAGTCTTTATAAAAACTGGTATCGTTACCAGTTGGTTTCTCTAATTCTAGCATATCCTGATACTTAGTCAAGTAATTCTTAAACATATCAAGATGTTCGTTTACTTCATCAAAAGTACAGTATCTTACAAAGATGTTTTCAGAGAAATGATTTCCCTTCTCAAAAAATCTATAATCCTTTTCTGCTTTAGGCAAATCATCTATAGAGAATAGATACTTCTCTACTGGATGTTGAAAGTCAAATACAATAATAACTTTCTTCTCATTAAATCCCATCAAGTCCATACCAAAACAGGGGAGGTTACTCCCCGTTTTTGGATATAGTATGTTGTTGTAAATACAACACTTATCGTTCCATATTTCAACTTCTCTTGACTTTATCAAATGTGGGTGATTAAAGGTTTTTGCAAATAGATGCATTCCCTTTGATTCCCAGTTCGCCCATACACTTTCTGGATAGAGTGAGATCGTCTCACTCAATGCAGATTTGTATTCTTTCCAGAGATTCATTTGCGTGTAATCTTACCTTCTTCGTGACGATGCTGTGGATAGTCCTGCTCTTGTGCTTTTTGTGTCATTACAGGTAATTGTCCTTCATGACCATGAGCAATACCGAGTTCGTGCATTTTAGCATGTTCTCTAATCTCATCCTTAAGGTCTTTCCCACCTGGACCAAAGGTATAGTATACACCATACCCCATTAATCCTGCGAGAGATGCGACTATCCAAAAGATGAATACTCCTGTGGGTGGTAATCCTGCATAATTACCGTGATCGATTAAATTAAGAAATAACATTTTCCTCTTGTGTGGTTGGCATTTGGAAATCTGCATCTACTTTGTCATACAGTTCCAAGAATGATTGTTTTGTCTCATCATCAAAACGATTGATGCAGACTTGTATTGATTTTGCTTTGTCACCAAAGATTGAGTATGCACGAATGATGTGAACTAATCTTCTTGTGCTGATAATATCTTCAATACCACCATCATAGAATGTTTTGCGGATTATGTCTGCCCAATCTACAAGTTTCTTGACAAATGATGTATCTTTGACACCAACGCTTGATGCGTGTAGTCCAAGTAGTCTCTCCTCTACCTTTGGGTGTGGATATGACTGCTCAAAGGTTACAGGAAATCTTTCAAGGAATGCTTCATTCAACACATTTGTGCCGATGAAACGTCCGTCATCAGAACCCTTACCTTTTGTGTTTGCTGTTGCAATCACATTGAATCCTGCCTTTGGTGTAACATACTGACCAATCTTTTTAAGGAATAATCCCTTACCCTCAAGAACTGGTTGTAGACATAATATCTTATTAGATGCTAGGTCAATCTCATCTAAAAGTAGGATAGCTCCCCTCTGAAGAGCTTCGACCACAGGTCCATTGTGCCAAACAGTATTACCATCAACAAGACGAAACCCACCAATAAGATCGTCTTCGTCTGTTTCGATGGTGATGTTGACACGGATTAACTCTCTCTTAAGTTGTGCACAAACTTGTTCTACACCAAATGTCTTACCGTTACCAGAGAGTCCAGTAATGAATGTTGGATAGAATTGTTTTGATTGAACTATCTTTTTGACATCAGTGAAGTTTCCAAACTTAACAAAGTTTTCGTCAACCGATGGCACAAGATTTTTCTCAACTTGTGGCATTACTGCAGGAGCAGCAAAACTTTTTTCAATATTTTGTACGCTTTGCTTTGTCACTTCAAGATTCCACTTACCTTTAGAAACCTTGAATGGTTGTAACTTCTTAGTTACTGTTTGATATGTAATATCATTCATTGCACAGAACGCTTTGATATCCGCTGCTGTGAACTCAGTGCCATAAAGTGCTTTTAGTTTTGCAATTACTTGGTCGGCAGTCATCTTAATCTCGAAGGGCATAATAAAGTTTTGTTTTCATTTGATATATTCATTATAATCAAAAAAGGAGGTTGTGTAACCCCCTTGTGTGCCACTTTATAAACTGGTTTTTCCTTCGTAATCTACAAGTTCTTGAATCAGTTTATCTTTACTTTTTCTACGATCTAACTCAATTCCTACAGTGCGACCATACTCCTCAAGTTCAACCTTAGATTGTTTTTTTAAATCTTTCTTAGGTGCAGGTGTCTCCTCAACAGTTTGATCAGTTTTACCTGCTATTAGATCTCCAAATTTAGACATTTTTTCTCTGATAATTACTTTCTATTTATCTGTTTCTGCTGCATCAGTAGGTGGAGTATCAGTAGGTGTCTCTGCTGAAGCCTCCGTCTCTGGTTTTGGTTCTTCTTTTGGTTGATATACCTTTGCATATGCATCCATCATTTTCTGGGCATCTTTAGGTGTAATTCTTTTGTTCCAGTCCATCTTAATAATATAAGTTACATTGTATTTATTAAGCTACCAATTCGATGAATTCGCCAAGTATCTTCTTATTCATCTTTTTATTCTTAAGACTCTTAACAAATGCTCTCTTGATATCTGCTTTGGAATCAGACTTAGGCTCAAACTCTGCATCATTTGCAAGTGCCTGTGAAGCAAGACCAAAGTAAGTATGATATCCTGCATCCTTGATTGCAAATGATCTCTCCTTTCTCCATCTTCTCATTGTCCTCTCAACTAATTCATTACCATACCCAAGATATCTGCGAGCAAACTGAGCACCGTCACGACTTGACATAATACGAATACCGATAAAGTTCACATTGGGTAAACTTTCTCTTAGATTTTTAAGAAGAACATCAGTCTGGTTACGATCATCATAATAGTGACCTTCACAACGATATGTTGTGCCTAACTTTCTGTCACGAATAAAACATCCCTCTCTAAAGTAATTTGTGCCCATCCAAGGTTCATGTTCCCAATCTCTATGCACCTCTGTATTATATCTCATTGGTTGTCCTTCACCATCAGTCAAAACAACACACTGCACTTTCTCTACATTATTATTCTTCTTGAACTCTGGAAGTATTTGACGAAGTGCAATCATTGTTTCATTCAATGGTGTTCCTGATAATCTAAAACCAACTGGTGATTGCATCCAAGGTGAGTTTAATCTCCAGTCAGATGTTGCACCACATCTGAATACATTTAACATTTGATGATCTAAGTCTCTTGTTCTTGTGCTTGAAGTAAAAAACTTGAATAGATGAAAGTTATTCGGAATTTGTATTTCTTTATCTTTAACTTCAGTAACCTTTGGTAGATCATTGTCAGGATAATCAACAGTAAATGCATATACGTCATAAGGTATCTGCACTTTACGACAGAACCAGATTAGATTATAAAGTTGCTTCAATGTGTCTAACATTACCTGACCCATTGAACCAGACCAATCTAGAATGAATACTAGTCCGTGGTTTTTGCCATCGGGGACGACTGTGATTTTCTTGAAAATATCCTCATTGAACTTATACGTATGAAGAGATTTGGTATCCAAGACACCAGTACGACTAGTAGAAGAGCGAGCATAAGATCCTGCACACTTGCGTCTCTCGAATTCTTTGACAAGATAGTTTACCTCCTTTTGTGCATCTCTCTTAAATTTATAAAAGGATTTATCAACTTCACCAAAGATAGGTGTATCGAGTTCCTCTTTAGAATAATGATCACTGTATTTCTTTACATAATTATTACGATTAATATCACATTCCTTCCAACCTTGATCTAATTTTTGATGAACTGTTTCATTGTCAACAATAATATTCTCAAGAATTAATTCTGGTATTTCAATATACTGACTTTCTCTTGTTTGAGTGTTTGTAAGATTCTTAAGTGCATCACTTAATGCTTCCATTGTCTCTGACTCAGGTTCTTCATTCCATTCTTGCTGACCCTGATTATCTTTAATAAAATCCTCAAAGTCTTCAATTACTGGTTCATTAGTTGCCTGTGGTGTGCCATCATCAATATCTGCTTCAGTCTCTTGTTGTGATTCCTCATCACTACTATCACTAGAACCAGGTGTTGAACCCATCATATCATCAAGTTTCATTTCATCACTCTGCATCTCAGATAATCTATCCATCTCTTCTTTCTCTTCTGCCTTCTTCTGCTTGCAGTATGCATATAACTCTTCTGCAACATCAAGTGCTTCATCAAATGTCTCAATCTTATCAATCTTGTTTATAAAGTATTGCTCTTCCTCAATGAAATCAATATCAACAAAGTTACCAATCTTGTAATGTAGATTGATACGATCTGCAAGATTCATATCATTTACATCTTTATTGTTTATCTCAAAGAAATCAATATCACTTAACTCATTATATGCATTGAAAAATGTCTTGGATGTTCCTTCATATCTACGCTTAATAAGTTTCTCAATTCTTGCGTCTTCTACAATATTAACAAATGAATGAGATGTAACTCTACCTTCTCTCCAATCAATATCAGGTGTGTAGAGAGCGTGTCCGACCTCATGACATACAAGCATATCAAATATACCTTCACTTGCTTTCTCCCAGTTAGGAAGCGTTAGAACACGACTGTGGACATCGAACTGTGCAGTCTCTACATTCTTGTGCTCAACCACTAAGTCTTCAGTAGCAAGTAGTTTAGCGAGTGTTGATTTGATTTCGTGTTTCATCTTATCTTTGTTTGATATACACAGTATAGACTAAAAAACCGCCCAATGGACGGTTGAGTGGACACTTTGTCAACTGGTTTATTTGGATAGACCTGCACCTATTGTTGTTAGGGCACTACCGATTGCTTGTCTACCTGAAGTTTTTATTTGTGCACCTCTTTCATCTTTTACCTTCTTAATTTTATCAATAGATAATTTTCCTCTACTTAAATCCTTTAAACTACCCTTAACAGATTTACTATTCAAGAATTGATTAAGACCTGCTTTCGCTGCACCTTTTATGAGTTCGTTTACGTCCTCTTGAAATTGACTAAATGTTTTCATTATGCGTTCTCATTGATAGCGGTTACATTCCAACTAGCAGTGGTTTTCTTTTCCCAGATGTAATCCTCTGCCTTTGCTTTTGCTTGGGATGTATAAGTCTTACGGTTAGCATAAGATTCAGTCCACCTTTTATCACCTGCATAGTAGACATCTCCTACTGCTGCACCCATAATACTAGTTTTCTTTATGTGCCAAGCCATTTTGATCTTTTTAGGTATTTATCAAGATGCTAACTGTGAAAACCCTTTCACTTTCTCAAAACGTATCACACTCTCAAACTTATCAGTCAGATCTGGTTTATGTGATATTACAAATATATTTGCATCCTTAATTACATAACGAATAATCTTTAAGAACTCATCAGTTCCCATACCATCAAGGGAACTATCAAATACTTCATCCATAATTAATAGATTTGTATTGACTGAATTCTTAACTCTTGCAACTTCTCTCCAAGTGAATAATAATGCTAAGTCAATACGCATCTTTTCACCTTCACTAAAAGAACTGTATGAAAAGTTTTCATGAATCGGTGATTCAATCGTTTCACTAAACTCTTCATTCAACTTAAAGTTGATATAAAAATCCATCTTCTGCAAGTAACGATTTACCTGCTGATTGATAAATGGTAGGTAGTTTTTGATTATCTTAGTCTTAACTCCGTCGTCTTTTAGCAATGTATATGCAAAATCATGATACATGATTTCTGTTTTTCTATCTGCTAATTCCTTAAAAATGCTTTGAAGACTATTATTAAACTCTGCTAGTTTTCCATGTTCAGTATTTCTGTTCGCAAGTTGATCGGTAATTTTCTGAATTTCTGATTCCAAATCTCTGATTTGTCGGTTATATCCAGATATCCGAGTATTGTTTTGAGAAATGTCATTATTGAGTTTAGTAATCTCCTTTGTTAGTTTGGTGAAAAGACGCTCTCGTTCTTCTTCGTTTTTAATTGCTTCTTCGAGTTCTTTATACCCAGATTGCAACTCCTTTGCCTTAGTTTGAGCGTCAGTAATTCTATTTAAGCGAAATGATTCTTCTATATCCTGAGTGCAGGTAGGGCAAACCTTATTTTCTGTAAAAAACTTATGTTCTTTTGTGATTGTTGATACTTTATTTGATATTTTACCCTTCAGATTGTTAAGAGACTTTAACTTTTTATTCGCTCCTGTAACCTTTTCTTGTTCTTTTGTAAGATCAAAAACTTGATCCTGTATGGATTGATTTTCCTCTACACAATTATCTGCATCAGTAATCAAAGTATTAATTTTATCTTTCTTACCTTTGATATTTTCCTTTCCACGATTGTCTAACTCCTCAATAAACTTCTCTTGCATCTCAAGTTTATCTTTGACATTATCCTTCTTCAGATCTAATACCTGTATATCTTCCTTTTGTTTTCTTATCTTATCTTTAATAATAGAATTCATCGCAGAGAAAATACGAATATCTAATAAGTCTTCAATCACCTCTCTACGATTTGTTCCTGATAATTGCATGAAAGGAACGAATGCACTACTACCCAATATTACAATTTGAGTAAATGATTTGTAATTTACTTTCAGTATATTCTCTTCTAGTATCTTTTGCATCGCACGATCATCCGCCTGTTTATGCATCTTCTGACCATCTACTTCAATCTCAAATAGATTTGGTTTCATACATCTACGAACAAGATATTGCTTTCCGTTAATATTAAACTCAACTTCAACTTTCGTATCTTTCTCATTTGTAGCATTTACAAGTTGAGATTTGTTTATCTTACGAAATGGTTTGTTGAATAAGCTAAAGGTAAGAGCATCTAACACAGTTGATTTACCTGTGCCATTTGTTCCTACTATTAAGTTTGTTCCGTTTTTAGTAAAGTCAATTTCTGAAAGATGGTCTCCTGTAGAGAGAAAATTCTTCCATCTAATCTTTTGAAATGTTATCATTCTTTGGTGGAATCACGATATCGTTAGGGGTAATCACTGCATACTTATAATTATACCTCTTACAGGTCATTATGGCAAGTGCATCATCTATTTCTATTACATCCATTTTTTTATCTTCATCTGATTCTAACATCAATCGATATCTCTCTGCATCATCCTCTTCCTCAAACATAAACAAAACTTTTTCACCATAACGATTCAACACTGCGTATGCACCGTTTTCCTGTTTCTTGTCTATTGTAAGAAGATACATTAATCTACCTCGCAAGCTTCCGAATATATTTTCTGTAGAATACCTTTAATTAGAGTTTTATCTCCCTCAAATTCAGATTCATCAATATAACGATTCAAGATACCAATTGTGTTTTCAGTTTCCTCTACCTCAAAGTCTGCACTCTCTTGAAGAACAAAGTTCTCAATGATTTTAATGTCTTGGATACCACAGTTGTATAATTTATCTATAAATTTTTCAAACTGTTTCTGGTCGGTTTTCCGTTTTACAATAACCTTTACAATCTTATTCTTGAACTCTCTAAAATCAAATAACTTATAATTTGTATCTTCATAGTAGATATTATAGAATAAACGATGTGGATTATTAATTGGTGTATGTTCAGTTGTTTTTGTATCAAAAAGATGAAAACCTCTCTTATCATTTACATCATTCCAGAACATTTCATAAGGATTACCAAGATAATAAATCTTACCGTTATTTGATCTTGTATGATAGTGTCCAGAATAAACTTTATCAAACTTATCAAATACCTTCGTATCCATACCGTGTTCCATCATATGACCACGAGTTGCTACAAAACCATTCAACTCTAAATGACCCATCACAATCTTAGAATCAGATCTCTTAATTGCCTCTAATGTATCCTGACGGTTCTCTTCATTAATCCAAGGTAGAAATAAAATATCCAATCCACCTACAGTTACCTCTGTTGGTTTTGCATAGACTTCGATATTATTATATTCTTTGAGTAGAAGATCAACCGTATTCACAGAGTTTGTATCTTTGTAATATGCAGTATGATTTCCAACAATAATATGAACCTTGATACCCATCGCTTGAAGTTTATCAAAGTAAATTCTCTTCGACCATTGAAGTGATGCTAAATCAATGTTTCTTCTGGCACCGAAATGCTGGTCTGTAATAATTACGATGTTCATCTATTGGAAGACTTATATTGAATATTATCTTTAATTGTATTGTAATCTGAAGCACTACCTGCAAGTGCACCATCATCGACAGTCATCACTTCATCAAATCCAGTCTTCTCAATTATCTTTGTCTTAATCTCTAATTGCTTCTTCTCCTTCTGTATGCGTCTCAGAAAGGCATAGTGTATAATCTGTGTAAAGTATGCAAAAGGATTACGAGACTTTGCTGGATCGAAGTTATGAATGTATTGGACGCAGTTTTCAATTCCATCGGATATCATATCATCACGGAACATATAATTCACAAAGTTTGGTTTATATGATAGATGAGTTGCAATCTTAAGAAAACACTCTCCAAGATAGTTTGTAATTCTTGGTTTGGGTTTTCCTTCCTCTGCAGCTGCTGCTACCTTTCCTCTATAAACAATTAATGCTTCTAATAATTCCTTATTGTTAACATAATGCTCAGACTTTTTCTTTACCATATCTCGTATCTGAATGTATTCATAGTATAACATTTTTTAAGGGACTTGACAATACCCCGTAATAGAAGTAGAATACCCTTTGTAAGGGGTTAAGGTTGATTAGGCTTATCTTTATTACCCTTAAATATATTCTCAAGACTCTTGCGAGCATCCTCAACAGTCGTAACAAATCCCATTTTGGTGTTTAGAGATACTTTACCATCAAGTTCAATATCTATATCCTCTTCATTTAAATACTTTTCATAGAATGTAATCATCTTATCATCTGATACTTCTGACATGGTTACTATTTTATCATACTTCATAAGGAAAAGATCTTCAGTAGGGAGTTCTAACCACGGACGAACCTTTACATACTGTCCTGTAGGTGAGTATAACATCTTCATAATAACAGGATTTGAAAGCATGATGATTGGATCTCCATCATTCTCATCGACAGAGACTAAGGCAAAGATCTCTTCACCTGTAACTAATTTTAATACTGCGTGAAATTCATCACCCATTACGTCTTTCTCCGAATATCATGTCTTCAAGAGTTGATTCTCGAATACCTAAATGTTCACAAATAAGTTTATCGATAGCAGCATAAGTATCAGATAAGTTAATACAAGAACGACTTTTGATTGCTATTTCATCAATATCACTAGTTGAAATGAGTTCACCTGTAATAGATTTAGCAGCAAAATCACGATATCCACCCATTTTTTTAATTCGTTCTTCAACAATTTTATTCAAGTTGATAGTTACTTTAATATCAGTATCCATTATTTTTTCAAGGGTATGTTAACGATGTCATAGTTGAAGTTCTCTTCATTATACACCTTGATTCTCTCGATGAGATGATTCAGTGTATAATTTCTTCGTGATTTGTAACTGATATCATCAGCAATATCATAAAGTGTTGCTTTTGTTTTGTTACTTCCTTTACGAAGAACACGACCTATTGACTGTAGGTTTCGTATTCGGGACTTAGAAGGAGATGCAAAAATTATATTATGCAAATTCTTGATGTTAATCCCAGTGGAAAAAGTCCCGTAAGAGGCAACGATAATCGCATTATTCTCACTTTCAGTGATTTCTCTGACTCTCTCCCTGTCTTCCGTGGCAACACCACCATGAACAAAAAACACATGACGATCAATAATACTATTACTATTTATCAGGTTGTATAACGGCTCCCCGTGACCTTCAACTCTTGCAAAGAGTATCAAAGTATTGCCTTTCAGATCAAGTGCAAGATTACGAATAAAATTATTTCTGCGTGTATGTGTGATAATATATTGTATTTCATCCTCAAATGTCTCAAATTTATTCGGTGGGTGTTTTAATAGAAGCACATTAATATCCAACGTCGCAACATGACCCTTCTTCATGAGCTCGTCTGTTTTAATAATTTTATATGAAGGACCAAAGAGACCTTCTAATACCCACTTATGAGTCTGTGTTCCATCAAGTGTTCCTGTAAAACCATAGCGATACTTGGCATTTCCAAGTTTAGTCATAATGGATATCAATGACTTTGACTTGAACTGGTGTGCTTCATCACCTACAACTACAGAGAAACGATCAAAATACTTCCGAGGAAGTTTATAGATAGATTGCCAAGTCGTAATAATAACTTGTGCATCTGTAACTCTTTCTTTACCTGCATATATCTTGTGACAATATGAACCAACATCCCAACCATAGTCCTCAAAGTCTTTATACATTTGTTCTACAAGGGAAGTCGTTGGAACAACAATCAGAGTATTTTGCTTTCTTTCAACAAAATATCGCACAATCCCGTATATCATCAGCGACTTTCCTGAAGCAGTTGGAGATATCAATAGTTTACGATTATGTTTTAAGGCATCATATATTCCATCAACCTGATAATCTCTAGGTTTATATTTTGATATTGATGTTACATAATCCTTGACACCTTCTCTTGAGATATTTGGATTTACCTCAAATGGTAAACCATAGTATTCATTCTTCTTAAATTCGTATGTATAATCGTGATCTTTACAAAACTGTCTGATCTTATCTAACAATCCAACATATATCTGTCCGTTCTGAATATTAAATAACCTTATCTTACCGTCCCAATACTTGCTTTTATAAGTTGGCATAAACTTTGCACCAGGCACCTCAAAAGTGAAGTAGTCTGCTAATTCATAATAAACATGTATATCAGATTCAACATGAAGATGCACTTCATTCTTCTTTGATATCACCAAATTAGTCATAATCTCATACCAATATAAAGTATATAGTTACCTTCTGGGATCCTCAAAATCTATCCAATGAATACAATCAACAGGACAGGTATCAATCGCTTCCTGAATCAATTCAGGACTATCACCATCTTGTCGAATCGCACGACTTTTACCACGTTCCTCTGCAACGATAAAAGTATTTGATGCTACATGAACACAATATTGACATCCAATACACTCTTCCTCATCTACCCAAACTGCCTTCTCACACAACTCTCCACCAAGACAAGGTTCATAACCTGTTATCTCGGTGTTATTAAATACCTCAAATGCAATACGAGGATCAATTTTTATTTTCCTTTAACTTAAAATCCTCTGTCACACCTACACCAGATTGATAATTTTGAGGATTTTTCTTTGCAAGTTCTACTGACTTTAGACCACCGATAATGTCAGCACGATTAATAATAGGTTTCATATCACATTTTTTCAATTTGTTTTTTATATTCATCATATCTTCTTTTTTTATAATCGTTTATAGATTCGTCTTTGTATCTGCCAGGTATAGATCCATCACCAGGATTTTGATACTTGGGTTTTTTAGGTTGTGCTTTCTTAGCATCAGATTCACCTTTTTTTCTACCTAAGTATTGTGCTCCTTTTTTAACTCCATAAGCAGCAGCACCATACTTGATAACTTTACCTATTGCAGGAAGTATTCTAATTGCACCTATACTTTCTTGAAATTGTTTAAAAGTTTTCATTATTCTGCGATTGTATCGTACCAGTCTTGACTCATTCCTGAGATAATCTTATCTGCTGATTCTTTATCTACAGCATACTTCTCTTCAATAAGATGTTTCACGACTCTATCATACTTTTCGTGAATTAGTTTTGCTTCTCTTGGTGTAGGTTTCATCGTATTATTAATTCTACTGAGGTATTTATATTATCCAAACCCTGCTTGAAACTTATTCCATTCAATTGCATTCTTGATTTGATATGTTCGATTTGATACTGCTCTGATTATTTCTTCTAAAAATTTAAGCATCACATCATAATATTTGATCTTCATATCAATTTTATTCATCTTATCATCTGCATCTAAATGTCTTTGGATTGCATCCTTCTCTCTAACCTTATAAGGAAAGGGTTCTTCTGCATAAACTTCTGCTGTTGCTTTTCCAGTGTAGTAATTATATCTTTCTAATCTAACTTTGGCATAACTTTCCCTTGCCTTCTCCCGTAACAAAGTAATCGTATTGTAGAGTGTATAATACTTTGAGTGAAGTTGTGGTATTTTTAATGATTCATCATGTAGATTATCAGGATCGATCTGAGAGTCTTTCTCCCACATCTCCTGAATTTTTTCAAGATTCATGTAATACTGCTTGTCAAATTGTAAATGGTATACTTAAAAGTTGCTTGTGCTGTTAAAAACTGCACATCTGTATTTGTAGCATCAAAATCCAATGATGTCAAGGAAATCGGAAATAGATCCTTAAATTTAACCTTTGCCACTTCACGATAATTGCTATTTAATATTCTTAAACTTCCATCGCAAAATGCTTCTTTGGGATCTCTTATGCCATCTTTATCTGTTGTAAGATCTTTAAATTCTTGTGTGGATTCTGGAAATCCTAAACCCTTTAACCAATTATAAACTGAAATATAGTTTTCCATATTTTCATCAATCAGGAATCTAAGTGTAAAATCTCCGTATGTAAGTCTTTCACCTGGTATATCAATATTTTTTAGATATGATGCTTGACGAGCAAGTTCGAGATTCAACTCTGGTATTCTAGCAGAATTTGAGAAAAAGTCAACCTTTGGAAATTTTGCCAAATTAAACTTAAACGCAACTCCTGAAAGGAAATTACGATTATCTATTTGCTTTACAAATGCTGAACCTGTCATTATTAGTTTTATTTTTATTTAGATAAAAAAAAGAGGGTTCGATGAACCCTCTTGAAAGATATGTAAAAAGAGATTACATAAGGTTTGTGACCTTAACTCTTCTGTAGTAACGGTTCTTGTTACGTGTAAGAGTTCCAAGACCTTGATCTGTACCTTGTGAGAATGGGTTCTCAACGATACCGTATCTTGTCTTAAAGCCAATTTTTGGTTGGAATGTATCTTGACCAACGGCTCTAACCATTTGTAGAGGAACGTATGGGCAATAGAATAATCCAGCGTCGTATGGAGATGAACCTTTGTAACCAATAACGTAATACTGATTAGCAGATACGTTAGCAGCAAATGGGTCAATGTATACTCTATACTTACCTTGTAATACACCAGCAAATGTATTGCCTGTGTCATCTACGTTAAGGTTTGCATTAAGTGCTGGAGTGTAATCTAATACACCTGCCATTGTTAATGCAGAAGCAACGTCAGCGGAACATAGGATCATGTTACCCTTTCCACGACGAGTTCTTTGTGCGATAGCGTTAGCGTCTCTTTCGATTTGGAATATAAGACCCTTGAACTTCTCAACACTCCATCTTCCGTTGGAGTCTGTGTCTAGGTCGAATGTACCACCTGAAGCAACGTTTGCTTGTGCACCTGGTTCAGCGACGTTATAGATTGTTCTAATAACTTCTCTGTTGATTTCAGCAAGAATTTCAGTTGATAGAATATTTGCTAACTCAGCCTCTGCATTCAATCCGTGGATTGCTTTGAGGTCTTGAGCTAATTCTAGACTGTACTCTGCCTTTAATGCTCTGGACTTCGCTGTAACGGTTACTTTCTCGATTGAGAATGCCATCTGGTTGAAGTTATCACCAGAAGTACCTAGATCTTCAGCGTCGTCTGTTCTCATACCCTGACCAACGTTGTAGTCAGTAGCATTTCCTTGTGCAGCAGTTGCATTAAGAAGTCCTGGATTAGAACCACTTTGTGCAGTTGTACCTAAACCAACGTTGCTTGCACCTGTAGCAGTGAAACCACTGTTAAGGTCAAATCCTTCATTCTGTCCTGAGAATGCTGAATCTGCTTCGTTGAATAGTGCTTCTGTTCCAGACTGATTGTTGAATCTGGATCTCATTGCGAAGATAAGTCCAGTTGGACCATTCATTGGTTGAACACCAGCAAGGTCATATGCTACTAGGTTAGGCATAGATCTTCTAATCAATGAGATTAGAACTGGGTCGAAACCAGCAACAGGACCACCTGCAGCAGCGTTAGCAGAGAAACCTGCATTAGTGCCAGTATTGGTGTTTACTGTTGGTTGTTCTGAAAGGAATGATGCTTCCTCTCTTAATTCTTTTTCTTGGTTTTCAAGCAGGATTGCGGTAACTGATCTTCTATGTGCGTCCTTGATTGGATCAAGTCCATCATAATCGAGGAT